GTTCAACAAGGCCCAAGCCTGGTTGAACGCGCAGTGGAAGGCGGGCACACTCGCCAGGCCGTCCACCTGCCACGCCTGCGGCCAAGATCAGGGCATCATTGACGCCCACGCTGAGGACTATTCCCTGCCCTTCGCGGCGGGCAAGACCGACCAGTATCACCTGTGCTTCCGCTGCCACATGATGGTTCACTGCCGCCACCGCAACCTCAACCGCTGGCGATGGTACAAAGAGGCCGTGGCCAACGGCATGCGGTTCACGCCGTTCCACTCGCGCAACTTTGACCTGTTTGCCATCCAGACCCTCAACGGCCTGCCGCCCCTGGAGGTGCAAACAGACCCGCGCGAAGATGTCCTGGGAAAGATCGGGTAATGGCAGCAGATTGGGTCGCTCTTAAACTCGCCTACGTCAACGGCTCCATGTCGATGCGGGAGCTGGCGGACGGCCACGGGGTCAACGCCGCCGGGGTCATGAAGCGCGCGGCCAAGGAAGGCTGGGAAGCAGAACGTCAGCGGCGATCAGCAGAAGTCAGCATGGCCGCTCAAACCAAAATCAATGAAACACGACCAAATGAGCTAATCAAGTTCAATGAGGCGGACTTGCAGATGGCTCGGGCGCTTCGCGGCATGGTCGCCAAGCGCTTGAATGATGCTCAAACGTCAGCACAGTCAGCACCGCTGACGCCGGGCGAGATTGCCCAGCTTGCCTCCGCCGCTGAGCGGGCGCAGAAGATCGGCCGCCTGGCCCTGGGCGCCAACACCGAAGGTCATGAACACACTGGGGCCGGTGGCGGCCCGATCGGCGTGGCAGCCGTGCCAGTAGACGCATACCTGGCAGCGCGCCAGAAAGTGCTGGATGAATTCTGATGAGGTTGCAACCCAACTCGCTGCGCAGATTGAGGCCCGCGAGGACTTGTACTTCTTTGCGCGGTACATGTTCCGCCACCGCAAGGGCTACAAGTGGAAGCACAACTGGCACCACCGCGCGATCTGCGACGCGCTCATGCGGGTGTTCCGTGGCCAGACCAAGCGCCTGATCATCAACATCCCGCCCCGCTACTCCAAGACGGAGCTGGCGGTGGTCAACTTCATTGCCTGGTCGCTGGGCCACTTCCCTGACGCGGAGTTCATTCACACCAGCTACTCCGGCACCCTGGCGGTCAACAACAGCTTCCTGGCCAAGCTGATCGTGCAGGACGAACACTACGGGCAGGTGTTCCCGGCCGTCCAGATCAGGGCTGACAGCAAGGGCAAGAACGACTGGCGCACCACCGCCGGGGGCGTGGTCTACGCCACGGGCGCGGGCGGCACGATCACCGGTTTTGGCGCCGGCAAGATGCGGCCAGGCTTTGGCGGCGCGATCATCATTGACGACCCGCACAAAGCCGACGAAGCACACTCAGACACCGTCCGGGGCAACGTGCTGGACTGGTTTGGCAACACCCTGGAGTCGCGCACCAACAGCCCCGAAACCCCGATCATCCTCATCATGCAGCGGCTGCATGAGGAAGACCTGTCCGGCTTCCTGCGCGCGGGCGGAAACGGTGAGGACTGGGAGGTGCTGTGCATTCCCGCGGTCAACGAGCAGGACGAGGCGCTCTGGCCATTCAAGCACGACCGGGACACCCTGCGCCGCATGGAGCAGAGCAACCCCTACGTCTTTGCCGGGCAGTACATGCAGCGCCCGGCCCCGCTGGGTGGCGGCATTTTCAAGAATGACTGGTGGAAGTACTTCAGCTTGCGCCCGCAGTTCCGCCGCATCATCCAAAGCTGGGACACCGCGTTCAAGACCGGCAGCACGGACGACTACAGCGTCTGCACCACCTGGGGCGAGGCGGAGCTGGGCTACTACCTAATAGATCGCTTCAAGGAAAAAGTGGAGTTCCCTGACCTCAAGCGCATGGCAACAAGCCTCTATGAGCAGTACAAGCCCAACGCGGTTTTGGTCGAGGACAAGGCCAGCGGCCAGTCATTGATCCAGGAGCTGAAACGTCAAACGCGCATCCCGGTTGTCGCAATTAAGGTTGACAGCGACAAAGTTTCCCGTGCTTACGCGGTGACCCCGTTGGTAGAATCCGGCCGAGTGTTCCTGCCGGAGAGTGCGCCATGGTTGCCCGATTTCTTGGCCAACTTGGGCACATTCCCCAACGCGGCCCACGATGACGACGTGGACAGCGTGACCCAGGCGCTCAATTATCTCGCCCGAGGCGGTGGATCAACTGGCTTGCTCGATTACTATGCCGAGGAAGTCCGCAAGATGAGGGAACAGCAGAATGAGCGAACCAGTTAAAACTCCCATCTCGCCCGGCGTCATTGATCGTGTGGTGCGCGGCGTCAAGTTCATGGTTTCGGGCGTGGACACCAACGGCTGGTTCAGCCCGCAGCAGCCCCTGCCGCCCTTCGCGCAAGACCAAGCCAAGGGTCGCCAGTGGGACTACCCGGTCGGCTACAACGTCAACATCACCCCGCGCGCCTTTGAGGCGGTTTCGTTCTCGCAACTGCGCGCGCTGGCTGACAACCTTGACCTGCTGCGCCTGGTGATTGAGACGCGCAAGGATTTGATGTGCAAGCTCCAGTTTGAGATCAAGCCCATTGACCCCAAGGCGGAAAGCGACGACCGCTGTAAGCAGATCAATGAGTTTTTCCGTTTCCCCGACCAGGAGCATACCTGGGAGGAATGGCTGCGCATGCTGCTGGAGGACTTGTTCGTCATTGACGCGCCCACCGTCTACCCGCGCATGAACCTGGGCGGCGGCCTGTACGGGCTGGAACCCATTGACGGCTCAACCATCAAGCGCGTGATTGACATCACCGGTCGCACGCCTGAACCGCCCAGCCCGGCCTATCAGCAGATCATCAAGGGCGTGCCTGCGGTGGACTACTCGCGCGACGAGCTGATCTACAAGCCCCGCAACCTGCGCACGAACAAGGTCTATGGCTACTCCCCCGTGGAGCAGATCATCATGACCGTGAACATCGCGCTGCGCCGCCAGGTGTCCCAGCTCCAGTACTACACTGATGGCAGCGCGCCTGACCTCATCATGACGGTGCCGGAGGTGTGGAACCCTGACCAGGTGCGCCAGTTCAAGGACTGGTGGGACTCCATGCTGTCGGGCAACACTGCCGCCCGGCGCGGCACGATGTTTGTGCCCAACGGCGTGAACAGCGTCAACACCAAGGAGGGCATGCTCAAGGACGAGTATGACGAATGGCTGGCCCGGATCATCTGCTACGCCTTCTCCATTGCCCCGCAGAACCTCATCAAGCAGATGAATCGCGCCACCGCTGAAACGGCGAATGACACCGCGCACGCTGAGGGCTTGCAGCCGATCATGCAGTGGGTCAAGAACCTGGTGGACTACATCATCTGGAAGTATTTCGGCGCCAAAGACCTGCACATGACCTGGGTGGACACCAAAGACCCGGACCCGTTGCAACAGGCGCAGATCAACCAGATCTACGTCAACACGGGCGTGAAGCTGGTCAACGAGGTGCGCGAGGAGCTGGGCATGGAGGCCCTCACGCCCGAGCAGGAGGCAGAGATTGCCGCCAAGAAGGCCAGTGCCATGCAGCAGGCCATGGGAGGCGCTGAGGGCGACAAGAAGGGCGCTGAGGATGATGATGAGGCGCCGCCAGGCAAAAAGGATGACGCTTCCAAACTGGAGAAGCGATCAAAAAAAGCTCAGCGGGTGCTGGCCCCGCTAAATCGCCAGCGTCGGTTCGCCAAGAAAACTCGCGGCGAGCTGGCTACCCGTATTAAGGAATTCCTCGCCAAGCTGGGCAAGCAAGCGGCCAAGCAGATCGTGGCGGAGTACGACAAGCTGGGCAAGGTGAGCAGCGAAGATCGGCGCACCGCCCAGGACATCCTGCTGCGCATGGAGCTGGATTGGCCCGACCTCATTGAGGAAGTGGAACCGCTGCTCAACGGCATGGCGCTCAACGGCGTTGAAGCGGCCGCAGCGCAGATTGAGTTGGTCAACACCACCGCCCTTGACCTGGCCAACGAGCGCGCCGAACGCTACGCCCACAACCGCGCCGCCGAGATGGTCGGCATGAAGTGGGAAGGCGACGTGCTGGTGGAGAACCCCAACCCTCACTGGGCCATTGACGAGTCCACGCGCTCCATGCTCAACACCACCGTGGCCACGGCCATTGAGGAAGGCTGGAGCAACGACAAGCTGGCCGATGCCATTGAGGAGAACGCGGCGTTCAGCTACGACCGAGCCAAGATGATCGCGCGCACGGAAACTGCAATGGCCGATGTCCAGGGAAACCTGGAGGCCTACAAAGCGGCCACCGCCGCCGGCGTGACGGTCTACAAGCAGTGGATCACGGCCAACGACGACTTGGTGAGTGAGGACTGCCGCATCAACGGGGAGTCAGAGGCGCTGCCCCTGGACGGCATTTTCCCGTCCGGCGTGGGCGAGCCGCCTGACCATCCCAACTGCCGCTGCGACATCATGCCCGTACTGTTCACCGACTTGGTGGAGCAAGAGGAATGACGCCCGCCGAGCGCCGCGCTCGCTTTGACGGCCTGGCCGATCTGGGCTGCTGCGTCTGCGTGCGTGAGGGACTGGGCCGCACGCCGCCGGAAATCCACCACCTGCTCACCGGCCGGGCGGGTTTCAGGCGCGCTGACGACAGCCAAACGATCGGTTTGTGTCCTTACCACCACAGACACGGCCCCAACGGTGAGGCAGTCCACGCCGGGAAACGCTCCTTTGAGGCGGCGCATGGAACCGAAATGGAGCTATTTGCGTGGACAAATCAACGACTTGGCACGCCTGTAGATGCTACCATTGAGGGCGAAATACTACCCTGGGGGGCTGCTGCATGAGCGCTGGAATCTACAAAATGTGGTGCGATCAGGGCGCGACCTTCCTGTTGGTGTTGACCTGGCGCAACCCGGACGGCACGCCCATCAACCTGACCGGCTACACGGCGGAGATGCGCGTGGCCCCGACCAAAGGCGCCACACTGGTGCTGCATCCCACTACGGCCAACGGCCAGATCGCGCTCGGCGGCGCCCTGGGCACCGTCACCATCACCGTACCTGCCAGCATCACTGAGTCGTTGAACCCCGGCCAGTATGCCTACGAGCTTGATTTGACCAGCGGCGGCGGCATCGTCACGCGCCTGGTGGAAGGCCCCTTCATCGTTGACGGGCAGGTGTGAACATGAGCGTCGTTGTCCAGCCCATCAAGAACACCGTGGAGATTGCCGAAGTCGGCGAAGCTCCGGTGGAAGTGCGGCAGGTCAAGAATGTAGTGGACATTTCCGCCCCTGGGCCGCAAGGCGCTCCCGGCCCGGCAGGGCCGCCAGGCCCGCCAAATACGACAATTGGCGGATATGCTGTGGACATGTCCGGTGTCGCGCCGGGTGACACAATCCTTTTCGGCAACCAAAACGCTTGGATCAACGCGCCCGAGCAAGACTTAACTGACGGAGGTAACTTCTAATGGCCAACACTCTACGAATCAAACGCCGCTCCAGCGGTTCTCCTGGTGCTCCGTCATCCCTGCAAAACGCTGAGCTGGCGTTCAACGAGGTTGACAGTACGCTTTACATCGGCGTCGGCACCGGCGGCGCGGGCGGTTCAGCGACAACCATCATCGCCATCGGCGGCCCTGGTGCGTTCGTTGACCTGACCAGCAGCCAAACCATCGCTGGCACCAAGACGTTCTCCAGCACCATCCAAGGCTCCATCAGCGGCAACGCTGGCACGGTGACCAACGGCGTCTACACCA